CTAGAGTTAGGTATTCCACCTATTTCTTTCTCAGTTACGGAAAGCTTGTTCCATAATCTGTCAGGTCGGTTCATCGAATAACCTCTGTATCCTCTTCTTTTAAAATGATACAAGAGCCTAGGTTTGTTATTCTCGGCAAGTATAGGCATTCCGTAAAATACACATGCCATAAGCACGTCTTCGAAAAATATCTCTGCTGTTTGAGGCCTAGCTATATACTCTAAAAAAAATGCGCTAGGTGGAGCGTCTTCCATCGTGAACTTTGTTAGTCCGTGTAACGCCCCTTTGGAACCCTTGCCGTCAGTCGTCCCTGAAATATCGTAACTATCACACCCAAATGCCCCGATATGTTCGTTGCCTGGGTATTTAATACTGTTTTTAACTATTTGCTTGTTTTGCAAACTTTCACTAGGAATCCAGGATACTTTAAACCTGCCTTGATTTGAAGGTATAAAAACTACCTTTGAGTCTTTTACACCATTTACCCATTGAAAGTTACCTTGCGTTATAACATTAGTATTACGCAAATCTTCATTATAATCAATTTGTTCGTATATTTTAGCGAGATTAAACAAACTATTTTTCGTTTCATCCCTAAAAGCATGCTCCTCTGTGCGCGGGAACTGTCGATAATATTCATTTAAAGCGTCTTGGTCTTGTTTAAGGCCATCAACTTCGTTTTCCCAATAATCTATAACGCCCTGCTCTATAATATCCCCAAACGGATCTAATATTTCTTTTTCAGGTGTATTAAATACCGGCTGCCCGTGCTCATCAATAAATCCTTCATAGTTCCACTCCATTGGTATAAAGAGTGAATATAATCCTGATTTTGTTTGCCCATTCGAGTTTCTTTTAGCTACGTCGGAATCTGTATACAGTTTCTTAAAGTTTTCACCACCCTTGTCTAAAGAGTTAGACGTAGATCCCATTAAGCATTTCCCTATAATTCTAGAGCCTAGCCTTAAAGTCGTTTTAGTAACTCGCCAGTTATTAAGGATGTTATCCGGCTTTTCCCATTTACCACTTTCGTCATGTACAAGCAGCTTAAGCTTTTCGCCATCGTAAGAGTTGTCGCCAGTGTTCTTCCAGTCAATCGTTGTGTCGAGTCCTTCAAGTTCTATTTTTTTAGCGTTAGCTTGGATAGATTTCCTAGTAAGCTTAGAAGCCGGAACTCGATACGCCAGTTCAGTCTTCGGTCGATCCATACCATCTTGTATAGGCTTGAAGAAAAACGGGTAGTTAACGGATATGGGTACGACCTTATCGGTAAACATTTTTTTAGCATCACTACCTGACTTGGATAATATACCGAATCTTGCGTCACTTGAGATGGTTGCCATGTTAACGGTTTCACCGGATGCCATGAATGAGAATCCACTCCGTCTGTTTTTGAGATAGCACATTCCGTAGCTTCTTTTATCAGCCTTACAGGCTTCCCAAAATATAAAGAAGAGTCTATTAGCCTCTCTATAGTCTGGATTTCCAACGTCGATTTTACCCCACTGCAAGTACATGTAGTGAGTGCCAGTAATGTAAGTAGGAATATCTTTATTATAAAACCAATACCCGCTGTCACGTCTGTTAAATTCTTCATCAATATAACCTTCCCATTTGGCTTTAAACTCGTCCGGATAATCTTGCCAGTCAAATATACTTTTAATACTTTTAAGCTCCCTAGGGTAGTCCGAAACGACCCATTTATTAGCTCCCTTAGTTATATTTTTAGGCGCTATCGGTAGCGCAATACGTAAATTTTGTATTTCTATAATTTCGCCTATTTGGCCAGTACGACTTATAACGATAATGTCGTGCTCTTTATTATAGCCGTACTCCCACGACTTAGAACGGTTGAGTCTGTTTATTGTCGTAAGCTTTACAGGCTCTACTGTTTTTACTAAGTTTTGATCGTACATTACCTAGATCTTTTTTCAGCAAAGCCCTTCAAGATTACACTGTTATCTTCTTTTGGCTTATTATCAAGTATACGCTGTTCTTCCTCTATGCGAGTTAGTATTTCGAATGCATCAAATATTGCTAGCTTTTTTGTTGCAGCAGCATTCTTTAATCTATCAGCCGAAACATCATCTCCTGTATTAGTAATGATTTTTTCCTCCGCTACTTTGATTAATTCATCAACTGCTTTGCGACCAGCTAGTATTATACTCTTTTTCGTTTCCTTGATATTCATATTTAATTGTAATCAAAGATGTAAGTACCCGATATAATCGCTCCCCATCTATATTAAATTCGTATTCAGAACCAGGTTTAAAACCAACGAGTTCGCCTTCATTAAAATTACCGCTAGCGTACTTAATAATACCTATAGCTTCCTGCTCTTTGTTTAAAGAAAATTCGCTTTTATTTACAATAGGCTTTATAAAACAAAAACCAGACAAGCATTTCCACTTACCATTTCTTTTGTAAGCGTAAACCTGATCTGGTTGAACAAAAAACATATTATCAGCGTAATATGACTTGCTGTTTTTTTCTTTACCTCGGATGTCTCTAAATCTGCGAAAAACGTTATGGTGAACTAATACTTCGTCTCCAATTTCAATTTCGCTTTTTTCTGCAGCTGGTAAAGCTTTTACCACACCTAGTCTACTAGTGTAATTATGGTTTTGTAATTCTGTATTTAAAAGTAGTTCTTTTCCGTCAATATCTTTCTTAGCGGTTGATCTGCCATGTTTTGGCTCAACTATAAAATTAAAGACACTTTTCATTACCACTTCAAATCATATTCCACAGAAACAGCCATGTTTTTATTGAAGTCTTTCCACGGCATTATTTCATCGTTCTTTTGAATATAAACAGAGTACTTAGTTTCCTCTTCTATAATATTAACTATAGTATGACCACCATACACTTCCTGTCCAACAGAATAGTGCATGGCGTCATTCTTATAGTCTTTCCCTACGCTTATTTTACGAATTATCTGCATCAGTAATCGTACCGTCAGCTAAGCTTACATTAACATCACCGTAGGTCTCTGTTAATTTAGCCTGTTGCTCTTGCAACCCAGCTCGTAAAACATTAAGGTTTTGAATCATCTCATTTTTTTGCAATTCGATACCACCAATTTGCATTTGAATTTGATTAATTCCGTTAACACTTTTTTGTAAGGTTTCTAGCTCTTCCGCTGTGATCTTACGAGTTAATTCTTTTGCTTTTGCCATTTGATTTAATTTAATTTAATTTACTTATATATAATCACTTGTAATGAACGTTATCTAACCGCTTATAATCTATGCTTTAGCACTTCCATCTGCGGCGTGCTGCGCAAATACGTTTTTCAGGTGTTTTAGAACAATTAATATTATGCATCTTCATTTGGCCTCTTGACCGAGCACAATAAGATGTACGACGCTTGCCGCCACCGGGTTGTGGTGCTTTAAGATTTCCGCCGGTCTCTCTGTTATAAGCTTTGCGCCCTGCGGCTGTCATTCCAGCACCTTCTTTAGCTGAAAGAAAGTGTCGCCCTTTGCCCTTAGTAGTCTTTTTAAGCTTATTAAAAGGTGAATTTGGTTGTACGTATGCCATAGTAGTTATAAAAAGGGGAACGGGCAATAAAAATAAGGTAGCGATTCCTTTTCCTACACGCCCGATGTAACCCCGTTACTTTTCTGTTTTTTCGTATGCCTCTGCCTCCCAAGGTAAATTTCTAGCACCTTCGGGCATATCGCTCCTTGAATATACTCTTGCTGGCGACCTAGTGTCTTTCTTCCATGTAACAGTATTGTCCGTATAATCTAAGCGGCCTTGAGACATTTGGTCGAGGTGCACTTTTTCGTGCGCTACCGCTTCATTTATTTTCTTTTGGCTCATTCCTTTCTGTACGAATATCGTACCGTCCCTGTTAGCCTCGCCTTGTATACCAGAATCAAGGTTTTTTTCAAACACAGGGGTTCCGTGGTCTGACGCCTCTTCATTAATGCCGAATATTTCAGCCTTTGATTTTAATTTAAACATTACTTACCGCACCCGCAGTCATGAGTTTCCGCTTCTTGATCTGCTGCGGATTTAAGGTTTTCACTTAAGCGCATCATTTGCTTACCGCTCATGTTGCTGTTATTAGATGCTGCGCCTTTAGCACGTTGTGTGATAGGTATTGAGTAATTCATCGTTCTTTATCTTTAATCATATCATCAATAGCTTTATTGTAAACTTTGTCCGTATATGATTTGTTATTATAAAATGCGCTTGAAGGACCGATAGGCATATCTTCTTCTCCTAAAAGAATACTATATATCCTGGTTATCATTCTTCTTGTACGCTGAGAAACTTTAAAAACACTATATTTAATTGTAGTTCTATTTCTATGGCGCCATACTTCAATCCAGCCTTCGCGCCTTAGTCTTTCCCATCTGTCTTTATCCCAAGAATAGGTATATACGCCATTTATAAAATCATCGCGCGTAAATCTATCTTTGCAATCTAAGTATATAAGCAATTCAATATCAGCATCACTTATATCGTAAGTTTTACAGGCCCATTTTCTAACGAGCCTGTAATACTTAAGTAAATTCATATCTCTTAGGTCAGAAGGCTCTAATCTCATTCTATTATAACAACGTCACCTAAGTTGATTACGTGATAAAGATCATCTTGCCATTCTATACCATGCCCAGCGTGTTTATCGTATCTTATAATATTGCCTGGCTCAACGCCCGCAACCTTATCTCCTACGCTAATAACCTCAGCCTTTAAGTAACGAACTTCGTCGTTTTGAACTTCAGTTAATTCTAATCCCGCCACTTTTTTAGCAGCTTCTTTTATTTTGCGAATAACTATGTAGTAATTAATTGCTTGCATTGTCGAGTCTCATATTTGAAATTAT